GCAAGAAGCCATGCAAGGGACTGCCTCCGTCTATGACCGAGTGTTTGAGTGGTACAACTCTGGTCCTCGCCAGCGTCTACAGCCGGGGGGAGCCATCATCATCGTTATGACCCGCTGGTCTAAGCGAGACCTGACTGGACAAATCCTAGCCAATGCCGCCAAACGAGATGGGGATGACTGGGAAGTAATTGAGTTCCCCGCCCTGATGCCTAGCGGAAAACCCCTATGGCCCGAATTTTGGAGTGAAAAAGAACTCCATGCTATTAAGGCTGAACTCCCCGTAGGTAAGTGGGAAGCCCAATACCAGCAAAATCCCACCTCTGAAGAGGGTGCGATTATCAAGCGGGAGTACTGGAAGATATGGGAAGACGACCATCCTCCCCCTATCGAATACACCATTCAGTCTTGGGATACCGCCTTTGAGAAAAACAACCGTGCCGACTACTCAGCCTGTACAACGTGGGGCGTTTTCTACCTACCCAATGAAAATGGCGAGAGCCGTGCCAATATCATTTTGTTAAACGCTCTCAAGGAACGCATGGAGTTCCCAGAATTAAAACGCAGGGCGTATGACCAGTACAAGGAATGGAATCCTGATACCTGCATCGTGGAAAAACGAGCAGCAGGTGCGCCATTAATCTATGAATTAAGACAGATGGGAATCCCTGTTTCAGAGTACACGCCAAGTAAGGGAAGTGATAAGATAGCCCGTGTAAACGCTATATCCGACCTGTTTCATTCAGGCATGGTGTGGTGTCCTGACGTTCGCTGGGCTGATGAAGTCATGGAAGAGTGCGCCTCTTTTCCCAATGGCGACCATGACGATTTAGTGGACTCAACCAGTCAGGCTCTGCTAAGATTTCGACAAGGTGGCTTTCTGCGTTTAAACAGCGACAGAGAAGACGAAGTAAAGCCATTTAAACGCAAAGTAGCGTACTACTAAGGATTTATATGTCAATAGAAAAAAGTCTCTACCAAGCCCCCCAAGGATTAGAAAGCCTTGAAGATGCGCCCGATATTGAAATAGAGATTGAAGACCCAGAGTCAGTTCATATCAGCATGGATGGTTTAGAGATTGATATAGAACCTAGCGAAGAAGGTTTTGATGACAACCTTGCAGAATATCTAGATGACGATGTCATCCAATCCATCGTAGAAGAACTCATCAGCGACTATGACGATGACGTATCGTCCCGCAGAGATTGGATGCAGACCTATGTCGATGGACTAGAACTCCTTGGCATGAAGATAGAAGATAGAACCGACCCGTGGGCTGGCGCATGTGGCGTTTATCACCCCCTGCTATCCGAGGCGTTGGTTAAATTCCAAGCCGAAACCATTATGGAAATCCTGCCAGCGGCAGGTCCAGTCAAGACTGAAATCGTTGGCAAAGAAACGCCAGAGAAAAAAGAAGCGGCAATGCGTGTCCAAAACGACATGAATTACCAAATCACAGATGTGATGGTGGAGTACAGACCTGAGACTGAGCGCATGCTTTGGGGCTTGGGACTAGCGGGTAATGCTTTTAAAAAGGTCTACTACGACCCCAACATGGAACGCCCTGCGGCTATCTTCCTCCCAGCGGAGGACGTGGTTGTGCCTTATGGTGCGTCCAACCTAGAAAGTGCAGAACGTGTAACCCATGTTATGCGGAAAACAGAAAATGAAATCCGCAGATTACAGGTTGGGGGTTTTTACTTAGATTGTGATTTGGGTGAACCAAACAACACAATGGACGAGGTAGAAAAGAAGATTGCCGAGAAGATGGGCTTTCGGGCTACTACCGATGACCGTTACAAACTATTGGAGATGCACGTCAACCTCGACCTAGAGGGATACGAGCACAAAGGAAAAGATGGTGAACCTACTGGTATTGCTTTGCCGTATGTTGTTACGATTGAAAAAGGTAGCAGGAAGTGTTTATCTATCCGCAGAAATTGGCAAGAAGACGATAAAACTTACCAAAAGAGAACGCATTTTGTCCACTATGGATACGTGCCGGGCTTTGGCTTTTATTGTTTTGGGCTTATCCATCTTGTCGGTGCTTTTGCTAAGTCTGGCACTTCTCTTATTCGCCAGTTGGTGGACGCAGGAACTTTGTCAAACCTTCCCGGTGGTTTCAAAACTCGTGGTCTGCGAGTCAAAGGTGACGACACACCCATAGCGCCAGCAGAATTCCGTGACGTAGATGTTCCGTCTGGAACTATCAAAGACAACATAATGACGCTCCCCTACAAGGAGCCAAGCCAAGTCTTGATGTCCTTGCTCAACCAAATCGTGGAAGAGGGGCGTAGGTTTGCAGGAGCGGCTGACATTCAAGTGTCTGACATGTCGGCTAACTCTCCAGTGGGAACAACTCTAGCAATCCTAGAGAGAACCATGAAGGTAATGAGTGCGGTACAAGCCCGTATCCATTACTCTTTGAAACAAGAGTTGCGCCTCCTCAAAGACATCATTCGGGACTACACACCAGAGGAGTATCCATATGAACCTACGCAGGGTGATAGACAGGCTAAGAAATCCGATTACGACATGGTGGATGTTATTCCCGTGTCAGACCCGAACGCTGCTACGCTATCGCAGAAGGTTGTCCAGTATCAAGCGGTTATCCAATTGGCGCAAACAGCGCCTCAACTCTACGACCTAGCCTATTTACATCGCCAGATGCTGGATGTTTTGGGTATTAAGAACGCAGAGAAGTTGGTGAAACTGGACGATGACGCACAACCGCTAGACCCAATCAGTGAAAACATGAATTCGGTCAACGGCAAACCAATGAAGGCGTTCATCTACCAAGACCACGATGCCCACATTGCAGCACATCAGGCGTTTATGACCGACCCCGTGGTGATGAAGACTTTGGGACAAAACCCACAAGCCAACCAAATCATGGCGGCTCTCCAAGCGCACATGGCAGAGCACTTGGGATTCCAATACCGCTCCCAAATCGAGAAACAACTGGGCGTTACCTTGCCAGAGCCAGACAAGCCATTGCCAGCCTCTGTCGAAGTTCAACTTTCTCGCTTGGTTGCCACCGCCAGCCAGCAGTTACTGGAAATCCACAAGGGACAAGCGGCTCAACAGAAGGCTCAAGAGCAACAACAAGACCCACTTATCCAGTTGCAACAGGCAGAACTGCAAGTCAAACAGCAAGATGCCCAGCGAAAAATGCAAAAAGATGCTACCGATGCACAAGCAAAGACGGCTCAAATCGAGACCGAGCGCATGCGTATCCAGCAACAGGCTCAACTAGAGCAAATGAAAATCCAAGCAGAGGCGGAGCGCCATGCAATAGAGAGCCAAGAGAAGATGGCTCTAGAAAAACTACGTATGGGAGTAGACGTAGCCAAAGAAAATGCCCGAATCAATAAAGGCAACACATGAACGAAAAAATCCTAAAACTTCTGTCTGAAAAGATAGATGACAAAGTGGCACAACTTCAAGAAGCCTTGGGTAGCGGAAGCGCCAAAGACTACGTGGAGTACAAAGCAATGGTCGGAGAGATAAAAGGTCTTCTCACTGCCCGTTTAAACATCCAAGACCTACAAAAAAACCTTGAGGAGTCTGATGACGACTGAAATCCTACTGGCTACCAATCCAGACAACCCCGTAATCATTGGTTCAATCAACAAAACTGTTGAAGAAAAAGCAAAACAACTTCCCAAACCCAGCGGATATCACATTCTTTGTGCTATTCCAGAGGCTGAAGAAGAAATCGATGGCTCCGACATGGGTTTAATCAAAGCCCAAGAGACCATGCGATACGAAGAAATGCTTACTACCGTCCTTTTTGTAGTGGATTTAGGTCCAGATTGCTACAAAGATGCTACCCGCTTCCCCTCTGGAGCGTGGTGCAAGAAAGGCGACTTTGTCCTTGTACGTCCTAACTCAGGCTCACGTCTTGTCATTCATGGCAAAGACTTCCGCATGATTAATGATGACTCGGTTGAAGGTGTGGTAGACGACCCCAGAGGAATCAAACGCAAATAAGGAGCGTACAAATGGCAGAATTTGAAAAACCCGGCTTTAAATTTCCAGACGAGGGGACAGAAATTGTCGCCAGAGAGGGAGAAGAGAAGGACGATGTCAAAATCGAGATAGAAATCGAGGATGACAGACCAGAACAAGACAGAGTAGACCCGCTTCCTGAGAATGTAAAGGAAGAACTCTACGATGACGAGATGACCGACTACTCGGCAAAGGTTAAAAAGAAACTTTTGCAGATGAAAAAGTTGGCTCACGATGAAAGACGTGAGAAAGATGCCGCAATGCGGGAGCAGCAAGAGGCTTTAGCGTTCGCTCAACAGGTGATTGAAGAGAATAAAAGACTCAAAAGCCACCTAAATGAGAACGAAAAGAGCATTTTGCAAAGCGTTTCCAAGAACGTTGAGATGGAAATGGAGCAAGCAAAGCGTTCATATCGAGAGGCTTACGAGTCTGGCGATACGGAAAAAATGCTTGAAGCCCAGCAAAAACTCACAGATGTGGCGTTAAGGCAAGAAAAAGTTAAAAACTTTAAGCCAAGCCCTTTACAAATCGAAACTCCTGTAGTACAAACTAGGCAAGAGGCGGTAACACCTCGTGCTGACCCCAGCGCTGTTGCTTGGCAACAAGAGAACGGCTGGTTCGGTCAGGATAAGTTGATGACTGGAATGGCGTTAGCCTTACATGAACAACTTAAAGACGAAGGCGTGGTGTTATCATCACAAGAATACTACAGGCGTATTGATGAAACGATGCGTCAACGGTTCCCAGAGAAATTTGAGACCGACAGACAGAATCAAAACGAGTCACCTCGTACAAGACCAAGCACGAACGTTGCACCAGCGACTCGTAGCACAGCCCCCAAGAAAATAAGATTGACCCAATCTCAATTGGCTATCTCTAAGAAACTTGGACTTTCCCCTGAACAATATGCACAAGCAGTGCTAAAAATGGAGTCTTAATATGGCGACCAACAGAAAACCCCGTGAACTTGAAGACCGTGTATTGACGGAGCGCCCCAAGCAGTGGATGCCTCCCGAACTCTTGCCAGAACCTGACAAGGAAGTCGGCTACAAGTACAGATGGATTCGTGTTTCTCTTTTGAACAACGCTGACCCACGTAATATTTCCAAAGCAATGCGGGAAGGTTATGAGCCAGTAAAGATGGAAGAGCAACCGAAATTTAAACTGCTAATCGACCCCAATAGTCGCTTTAACGGCAATATTGAGATTGGTGGGTTATTGCTTTGCAAGACTCCTGAAGAGTTTGTTGAACAACGTGCGAAATACTACGATGATTTAACAAGACAACAGACGGAGGCTGTGGACAACAACCTTATGCGCCAAAGTGACCCAAGGATGCCGCTATTTAAAGAAAGCAAGTCCTCGGCAAGTTTTGGCAAAGGAACTTAATTTTTAGGAGCACTAAATGGCTTATCCCGTTGTTTCAGCCCCTTACGGGCTAAAACCGATTAACCTAATCGGTGGACAAGTATTTGCGGGTTCTACTCGTGAATATGCAATCCCTTATGGATATTCGACTAGCATTTTTTACGGTGATATTGTTGGATTGACCCGTGGTAATGTTCAGCGTTTATCTGTCTCTACTGGTACTCTTGGTACTGTTACAGGCGTTTTCTTGGGCTGTTCTTATACAAACCCAACCACCAAACAAAAGCAGTTTGCTCAATACTGGCCCGCTTCTACAGCAGCCGGTGACGCAGTGGCTATTGTTTGTGATGACCCTGACACAGTGTTCAAGGCTGTCGTTTGTTCTGCCACCACTGCTGTTGCTTCTGGTGCTCGTGCAATGATTGGTCAAAACTTGGCTATGATTAACAACACCGGCAACTCAAACACTGGTGATTCTGCTAACGCTTTGTTGGCTCCAAGTGATACACCAGCAACTACTGATGCACTCCCAGTGCGTGTTTTGGGCTTAGTGCCTGATACCGTTGTCACTTTGGGTACTGCTACCTATACCAGCATTTCTACCGCTACTGTTACCTGCTCTGCATTGCCTTTCGCACTGCCTGTTGGTACGGACGTTGGTTCACTTGCTTCTAATGGTCAGTACATCCCTTCGGGTTCGTTTGTTGATACAGCAGCCTCTGCTGGCGCAACATCGTTTATCTTGAACCAAGCCCCTATTGCTGCTTTTGCCTCTAGTTCTACGCTTGTGTTCGCACAGTACCCAGAGTTGCTGGTTAAGTTGAACTTCGGTCAACACCAGTACTACGCTGCTACCAGCATCGCCTAATAAGGAGTAACTTAAAATGGCTATTTCACGTGCACAACTACTAAAAGAACTCCTTCCCGGCTTAAATGCGCTGTTTGGTTTGGAGTACGCTCGTTACGGTGAAGAACATAAAGAGATTTATGAAACTGAAACCTCTGAGCGTTCATTTGAAGAAGAGACAAAACTGTCTGGCTTCTCTGCTGCTCCTGTCAAGAACGAAGGCTCTGCCATCGCTTATGACAATGCTCAAGAGGCATGGACTGCTCGCTACAACCATGAGACTATCGCTCTTGGCTTCTCCTTAACTGAAGAAGCAATTGAAGATAACTTGTATGACTCATTGTCTGCACGTTATACCAAGGGTCTGGCTCGTGCTATGGCTTATACCAAGCAGGTTAAAGCGGCAGCAGTTTTGAACAATGGTTTCTCTGCCCAGTTTACTGGCGGTGATGGCGTTGCTCTCTTCTCTACAGCCCATCCTTTGGTCTCTGGCGGTACTAACGCTAACACCCCATCAACTCAGGCAGACTTGAACGAAACTTCGTTGGAAAACGCAGTTATCGCTATTGCTGGCTGGACTGATGAGCGTAGTTTGCTGATTGCTGCTAAACCTAAGAAGTTGGTTGTTCCTCCTGCTCTCCAGTTCGTTGCAACTCGTTTGCTTGAAACTGAATTGCGTGTTGGTACAAACAACAACGACATCAACGCTATCAAGAACAACGGTTCGATTCCAGATGGTTACACAATTAACCACTTCTTGACCGACACCAATGCTTGGTTCTTGACAACCGATGTTCCTAACGGCATGAAGCACTTTGTTCGTACCCCATTGTCTAACAGCATGGATGGCGACTTCGATACTGGTAACGTCCGTTACAAGTCTCGTGAGCGTTATTCATTCGGCTGGTCTGACCCATTGGGTATGTACGGTTCTTCTGGTTCGTACTAAAAATAAAGGGGGTTTAAACGCCCCCTTTTTTCTTTTTTGTTGTATATTTAAAACATCTGGGTGATTGACTCTATCGCACTGCCCCAGCAGACGATGCAACGATTGATAGAGTTACTTTTGCATAAGGACTTTTTGTCATGGCACGTTCCACATTTGAAGGCCCAATCCTTGCTGGTACACAGCGTTTTGGCATTTTCCGTAACGTAGGTTACGCAAGTCTCGTTCAATCAGCGACTTTAAACATCGCTAACACCACAGCAAACACTGCTGGTTTTGGTGGTTCTTCTGGTCAATTCATTGACTCAAACGGCATTCCTAACGGCTATACAACCGTTTACACGCCCAACTCTTCTTCTACTACGCTAACTGCAACCAGCATTCCTGCTGACTCTGCTACCGTGTATCGTGGTTTTGTTGCATACCTACCAGCAGGTAGCCGTATCAATGACATCTTTGTAGATATTGGTGTTATTACTACCTTTACCAGCGGTTCTTTGACTTCTATCCAAGTTAACGTTAGCAATGACTATGTTGCTGCCGCAGGTACTTGCACATACGCACAAACAGCAGTATTGACTTCTCCAGCAGTGGGTCGTCAATCATTCAATGCGTTTACTGCGACTCAGTTGGCTAACCAGCAATCCACTTCTACTGACATCGTTCAGTCAAATGGCGAGCCTAACTTGTCTCAAGTTGTGTTTACTGTGGCATCGATTAACGGTACTAACGTAGCAATCACTGGTGGTACTTACTACTTCACTATCCGCTATACACAGCCTGATGGCAACATCGGTACAACTACTACTTACCCATACGGTAACTTCGATTAATTCTTAGCGGGGAGGCAACTCCCTGCTTTAACTTTTTAGGAGAATTAATATGATGCAAACTGACGTTCTATCCGCTCACCTGAGTGCGGCTGGTTCTTACTATGTAGGGCGTACACGGCTAAAAGGTATTGTTGTCAGCCCAAAAGCCAGCACAGCCGCAACATTTGAAATTAGAAATGGAGGCGCTACTGCCAACGTTATCTACACAATGGATATAGCAAGTCTTGGTACTCCAAATACTTTCTATATCTTGATTCCCGGTGAAGGCATCTTGGCTTCTACGGGGCTATATCTAACATTGAGTGTTGGTTCTGTAACTGGTATTACGGTGTTCTATGGCTAGTCCCGCATGGACTCGCAAGGAAGGCAAGAACCCCAATGGCGGTTTAAACGCCAAAGGGCGAGCCTCTGCGAAGAAAGAAGGTCACAACTTGAAACCGCCTCAACCAGAGGGCGGCTCAAGGCGAGACTCTTTTTGCGCCCGAATGAGCGGGATGAAAAAGAAATTGACATCCGCAAAAACAGCGAACGACCCGAACTCTAGGATTAACAAAAGTCTTAGAGCGTGGAACTGCGCTGAAGGTGGCTATATATCAAAAGCAGATGGTATAGCCCAGCGTGGCAAGACCCGTGGAAAGATTATTTGACAATGAAAAAAGTCAAGAAGTACTCTGGCGATGACGATGAGTCGTTAGTTCGTCCTTATACTGGGAAGTACAAACAAGGTTCAGCCGAAAGTACTTCGGCAGGACTTCGTGCTGAAAAAAACGGTTTGTCTTTACAAACTAATCTAGGCAAGACAGAACAAGAAAACATTGGTGGCTCTAAACGGGAAGACTATTCCCCAGCCAACATAAGAGCAGCATACAGACAACCTATTGGAGAAGGCTCAGTTTCCGCTGGAATCTCCCGTTCTAATTTAGACCCACACACGCAGTTTAGAGAACTAAGAGGCGATATGCCTTTCCTTGGTGGACGCTTGTCTGGGGGTTTAAACGAGGTTGTTAACCGTGGTGAAAAGGTTGGCAGCGGTAAAAACATTAACTACAGCCGAGACATTGGGTCTGGGAAATTGATGGCTTCCCTTGGAAAGAGTGGACAAGATAAGTCTGCAAACCTTTCCTACCAAGTTCCTTTTTCTAAAGGCGGCAAAGTTACCGCCTCCAAAAGAGCAGACGGTATAGCACAACGTGGTAAAACACGTGGAAAGATATACTGATGGACGTTAATTTAATTTGGTCAGCCGTCCTCTCCATTGTGATGGGTGGCTTTGGCTTTTTTATCAGGGAAAAACTTTCCCAAGTAAAAGATGTAGGCGAAGACATTAAGCGTGTTGAGCGTCTTTTAAATATTACCCGTGAGGAGATTGCCCGTGATTACATTACTCAAGCAGAAGTTCAACGGATTACTGACCACATTGACCAACGCTTTAACAGGCTTGAAGCAAAAATTGACCAACTTATTCAAGCGGGAAGATAATGCCGAGCGTAAGTAAGAAGCAACACAATTTCATGGCTGCGGTGGCTAACAACCCAGCGTTTGCTAAGAAAGCAGGAGTCCCACAGTCAGTGGGTAAAGAGTTTAGTAAAGCCGATAAAGGCAAAACATTTAAGAAGGGTGGCGAAATGAAAAACGCAGACTTAGCACAAGACAAGAAAATGATTAAACGGGCAGTTGCTATGCATGACAAGCAAGCGCACAAAGGTGAGCACACCAATCTGTCTAAACTTAAAAAAGGCGGTAACGTCAAAAAAATGGCGGCTGGCGGTATGCCTGACCCACGTATGGCTGCAATGATGGCTAAGAAACGTGCTATGGCTGGCGGTCAACGTTCTGCTATGCCCGCTGGAATGGCTCCATCTGGCGCTCCTGCTCCTACTATGCCAATGAAAAAAGGTGGCAGCACCAAGAAGATGGCTGGCGGTGGCATGACTAGCATGGGCAAAGTTAAAACTAATCCCGGTAACATCAATGGCGTTGCGTCTAAAGGTTTGACCAAAGGCAAAATGGTCAAAATGGCTGGTGGTGGCTCTGGCAAAAAATACTGTTAAGGAGTTAACATGAAAAAAAGACGTTATGACGATGGTGGCTTAACCGATGCTATGGAAATGGCAAACAGTTCAGAAGAGTCACAAGCAATAGCAAATGAAGACAGGGGCGATACTATGCTCAAGGCTATGCGTGATGAGGCTGCAAAGCCAAAAATGA